AAATCCACCAAGAAGTGCCTGAACACCAGAACCCGTAATTACGGATGCGTTGACGCTACCTGAGCGACCTTCTGGGTAACGAGCACCCATGCGCATTTCTTGTTCAAGAATGGCTTGTTCTTGGAAAGCACCAGGAGGAATCTCTAAACCAACACGGCGTACACCCTGTGGGTTGGCAGTACGCATGACCGCATCAGGACCAAACGCAAACTCTTGCATATCCTGTGGAACAACCATTGGCGCATTAACTGATTTCTCAGCAGCATCCATGGCTAGAAGGCTAAAGCGAGCACGAGCAATCTGTGCCCAGATGACATCATCAAATTGACCACGTGGGTCTTCGGTGTCAATGCCTGGACGCTTAGCAATACGAACACTTAGTTTACCTAGTAGGTTCTTTGCCTTGCGAAGGGGAAGGTTTCCTCGTTGTGGAAGGAACAGGATTACCTGGTCTTTGTCCTCGTAGCGAATCAAATCAAGTAGAGTACCGAGGTCAATGTTTCTGCGGTCTTCTCCACCAAGGATTTGGCGTTCGTACTCAGGGAACTCAACAATAAGTTCACCAATGGACTTTAGGTAACGCTTGCTATATGAAACACATCGTCCGTAGCGGTCATATTCTGGGTAAGCACCCAATGGGTTTTCTACACGAATGCGTGGCATACGAGCCTCAAAGTCAGGCTCTACAACAAACGGCAGGAAGGCATAGGTATTATACCAATCTGCGCCTGTATACATCTGGGTTTGTAACCCAGAAAATTCAACGTAGTTGTTGACAATCATGGAACGCAAGTCAGCGTTCTTCTTTGCTCTGTCAGATGTTACGTCAGGTGTCTGGCAGTTAAACGATGGCAATGGTGCTAGAACTTCAGCCAAGTCACGAGCAACAACGTCAACGAAGTTGGCAATCATTGGCTTAGTCATGCCCTCAGGGAACATGTCAGGGTATACCGATACCATGTCACCACGGCGTACAGCAGTAATATCAGCCATACGCTGGTCACGTACTGAGTATCGCTGGCGTAGGTATAGTACCTTGTCAGCGACCTGTTCCATTGAGAGTGCCATGAATATCCTTAAAGATAAGTTGTAAATTGTTCCATTGCTAAATCGTCAAGATTAACAACTGCTTGCTTTGCCATCTGTCGTTGAGTAACAAAGCGGCTAGTTGCGTGCCAGATTTGATTCCCAGAGTGCTGAATCATTTCCTTGGCTTTAATCTCGCAGAACCACAGAGCCATCACAACGTCTGTAGGGTTACGAGTTCCAGGCTTCCAGGTAATCAACTGATTGATTAGAGCCTTGATGCCCTCGTGGTACTGAGGGTCTGGTAGTTCAATGAGGTTATCTCGGTTGTGCTTGTTGCTTGTCATAGTACCGAACAAGCCTTGCATAGCAGCCACACCGAAGTCAGTGTCCCACTTGTTCTTGCCAGTGAAGTGGCTAGAGAATCTAACACCCTTATTAGCCAGATACTGGCGGAACTCTTCGTCCACCTCGTACATTTTCTGGTGGGCGTTGATTTCAATACGCAGTTCTACTGGCTTGTAGGTGTTAATCCAGTCTTCAATGATTGCACGAATCTTACCTGGGGTAGGGTCTGACATATTGTAGGCATCTAGGACTAGACGCTTACCAGACTGACGGTCAATCGCATAGACAACTAACGCAGTCTTTCCTGCCATAGCAGGGTCCATACCAATTAGTGTGACCCATTGTCCGTCTCGTGGATGTCCAGCCGCTCCCACACGGAGAGGACCAGGTTTACGCATACGATTAACACAGGCGTTAACAATCGTTGGATTAAAAATTGCGTCATCGTCTATGTCCTGTTGCTGGTAAACTAGTGCCCATGTTGAGGCAGTCACCTCGCTACGTCTTGCAAAGAGTGCTGGTCCGTCCCATTTCTGGTAATAACCATCTTCATCTGGCTTGGCATCCTCGTCACCATCCCAAGGACGGTCTGAGCGCTCCCAGAGGGTAACCCACTTCTTGGGGTCATCGTGAACTTCTAAAGCGGCTGGCATAGCAAGGCGTGTAAACGGGCTTGCACCACCAGACCAGTGTTCTGGGTTACGAAGTTCTCGGTATAAATCTACAGCCCCGATGCGAGTGCCCACAATCAGTAACTTACCGTTCTTACCTAGACGGGTGATTACTTCCTTCTGCAGCCAGTCCAACTGCTTCTCCCACTCGTGGGCGTTGGCAGTCGTAATAACGTCATCTAGGATAATCAAGTCTGCACGGGCACCGTAAATCTGACCACCAATACCTAGCGCCTGAAGCGTAGGGTCCTTTTCGGATGAGTCACGGGCTTCTTGACCTAGGTAAACCGTGTCGGTTTTCCAGGTGTCAGAGTCTTCTTTCCAACCACCAGAAGGTCCATAGACCTGCTGCAACTTAGCATAGCGTGGATGGCTAAGGCGTTGCTTGATAGAGTAGACGAACTCACGGGCTTTATTTAAAGTCTTAGACACCACAATGATACGCACGTTGGAATCCATGGCAATACGATAGGTGCTATAGCCTACGGTGATTACGGTGGATTTGGCGTGCTCAGGTGGCACATTAATTAAGATACGGTTCTTGTTGCCCTTTTCATAGGACATGGCTGGATGGAGCCAACTAGGCTCCCTTCCCTCCAGAACGTCAATCCAGTCCTGCTGGTGAGGGAATACTTCGTTACCTAAGAACTCTTTGGAGAACGTGGCGAAGTCTATGTTCTTGCCGTTCTCGCTTCCCAGGGTGACCTTCATTAGGTCTGAGCCAGCAGTTCGGGCTATCTCTAGGTTCTTGGCGAACACAGGGTCTGTGAGCCACTTCTTTAGAACATCGGGCTTGCGCCCCACCATAGCAATAGCGGCTCGCACCTCAATGCCATTTTCTACGTGGGCTATAACCTTGGACTTGTCTTCTCTCAGGCGTACCACATTATGGTGCTCTGCACCGCCCTTGGCTGCCATATGAAGTTATCCTATCTAAAGCATTCACCTAATATCATCTCGTAATAAAATGATATAAAGAACTTAATATAAGAGCGCCGAAAGGCGCTCATAATAGCAGCCCCCAAAGGGCTGCTTTCGGTTATGTTAGGCAGCCACAAAAGGCTGCCATTAGGTTGTGTGCGCCCAAGGCGCACTTATGTTATTTTATCCTACATATATACTAACCCTGTTACAAAGGGACTGTAACGTTTCGTTACCAAATTGTTATAAACTATTTTTAAAGTCCTTTATCCAATGGGTTTTATATTGTGTGCCTATTACCAAAATACTGGAAAAAATATTTGATGGGAGTCATACTAGTTATTATAATTATTGATTAACAACTGGGGGTCGTAGCCATTTTTATCCACAGGTTATCCACAGGTGTTAATAACTTGTGTATAACTTATCCCCACCCTGTGGACGGATTGGATACAATTATTTAAGCAACCTTTTGGTTGCGTAATTAACATTAAACGGGTGTTGCGTAATGCGGGACAGTCTCCCCACCCGTTTAAACGGGGCGAACAATTTCATTTATAACGATTTGGTAAACATCGGCGTGTCGCCTTGACAAAAGTTATCCACAGATTTCAACCACCTGTGCATAACATTGTGGATAAGTGTTGCACAATACGAAACTTGAGCAGGTGCCATTTTCAGGGCTCCTGTGTCTGTCAGTACCAATAAGGGGCTATAGGGGCTTAGAAGGGCGCTGTGAGCCTCCTAGGGCTATTCCCTTTATTTGCAAGGGTTTTTGAATTATAACGGTTTGGTAAAGAAATGGTAAAGATGACCCGTTTAAACTTGTGCTCATAACTGGACCCCATAGGCTTGGGGCATAGCCCCGAAAGGGGAAACCGAAACAAGGAGAAGAAGAACATGGGAGCAACAACAACAACCAAGGCTTACCCAAGGGTTGACATTCAACTAGTGAACCCAAAGCACTTTGGAGCGATTAAGACATTGACCCGTGAAGAATGGCTACAAGCAGGAATCAACGGACTCAAGGAGATGTTCGCCGAGATTGGCGAAACCATTCCCGAGGTTTATGTCTCCGTAGGATTCCCAAAGGGAGCACGGGGCAAGGGCAAGGCGATTGGCATTTGCCACCCGTCCGCTCAATCAAGCGATGAGAAAGCGCACATTTTCATCCACCCTGAACTAGTGGATTCAGCCCGTGTGCTTGATGTCCTCGCCCATGAATTGATTCACGCCCTAGACAACTGCCAGAGCGGACACAAGGGCAATTTCGCCAGAGTTGCCACCGCTTTTGGACTTGAGGGCAAGATGACCGCCACCGTGGCAGGGTCAGCCCTCACAGCCCGTTTAAACGCCCTGATTGAACAACTAGGGGAATACCCACACGCCGTACTAATTCCAACAGGCAAGAAGCAGAGCACACGCCTAGTGAAATGTGAGTGCACAGAGTGCGGTTACATCGTGCGGACCACCCGTAAGTGGGTGGACATTCAAGGGGCGCCATTCTGCCCTTGCAACCTTCAGCAGATGAAGGCAAGCATTGAAGAACCAGAGGACGAAGACGGAGACGAGGGGTAACGATTGGGAGAGGGTTGCCCTGCGTTTAAACGGCGCAGGGTTTCCCCCTAGCAATCGCTAGGTAACGATTAGATAACAAAAGAACGACACGCCCGACACAAAC